AGTTTGAAGGCGACACGATGGGGCATTGTGTTGGTCAGTATTGTGATGAGGTAGGAAGGGGTGATACCAATATTTACTCATTGCGTGATAGACGTGGTGAACCGCATGTGACGATTGAAACAAAAAAAGATTATGGTGATGATTTAGAACGTATTGCTCAAATCAAAGGCAAACAAAACGCAGCACCTAACGAAAAGTATTTGCCTGCTATTCAAGATTTCGTGCGTTCACAAGATTGGTCTATGGTTCATGACTTGCCTAATTCTGGATTGCTTAGACTGCAAAAATATAAGTCAGATTTAAATGATGATTTATACAATCAAGCATTAGAAAAACATGGTTCGTATGTTACGCAAGAAGAATTAAACGCATTGCAAAATGAATTTTATGAAAGAAATAAAGACATACCTCTTAAAGGTTTTGCTAAAGGCGGAAGCGTGCAAGCACTACACGACAAGTACGAAGAAAGTGACTATGGTTATGGCAACAGACCAGACAAAACCAAGAAAGGTCTTGGCTATTTCGGAGAGCTTGAGCGTCCAGACGGCACAGGCGTGATGACTGAATATTCAATTGGTGTGCCTATCAACGGTAAAGAAATGGATGTACCAACGATGGTGCCTACGCTAACACCTGACGAGATTCGTCTTATTCTTCATTTGCAAGAAGGCGAAGACATGCCACGCAGTATTGTGCATAAAGCTATTGACCATGCACATCAACGCTTATCAGAAGGCAAACCCATCTTTGCAACAGAAGAAGACTTGTACGCGCACGGTGGTATTGTTGACGTGCTTCATAACGATGCGATTGAGCAAATCATGAAAGCATTTATGGACAGCATGGAGGATGAGCAAGAAGAAGAAGAACCGGCTGCTGTGTCTATCCAGATAACCACACATTCGCAACCACTAAAAAGTGGTAAGATACCCACATCAATAAGAGAGGCAAAGCATGGCTAAAAAAATTGAAGACGATTACATTGATGATGAAGACGAGTTGGAAGGTGAAGACGTAGAGTTTGATCCTGACGAAGAATCTGACGTTGAAGACACAGAGGATGGCGGTGCTATCCTCAAACTCAAAAACGAAAAAGACGAAAAAGAACAGTCAGCGCATTTTGCTAACATCATCGATGAAGTAGATCAGTCAGACTTGTCTGACATGATTGAGGATCTGCTCGAAAAGATTGATCGCGATAAAGAAGCACGCGAGAAACGCGATAAGCAATACGAAGAAGGTTTGCGCAGAACAGGTCTTGGTGATGATGCACCAGGTGGCGCACAGTTCACAGGTGCAAACAAAGTTGTGCATCCAATGCTTGTTGAGGCATGCGTGGATTTCTCTGCGCGTGTGATGAAAGAGATCTTTCCAGCTAACGGTCCTGTCAAAACAAAGATACTAGGCGAGCAAGAAAAAGAAAAACTTGCAAAGGCGCAACGCAAAGCAGACTTTATGAACTGGCAGTTAACTGAGCAGATGCCAGAGTTCAGGGGTGAGTTAGAGCAGCTTAGCACGCAGTTGCCACTGGGTGGTGGTCAATACCTCAAGTTAATGTGGAACAACCAGTACAAGCGACCACAAGCAGAATTTATCGCTATTGAAGACGTTTACCTGCCGTTTGCTGCAACCAACTTCTATTCAGCAGAGCGCAAAACGCATGTGCAATACATCACCAAGATGGAATACGCGCGTCGCGTTAAAGCTGGTATGTATATCGATGTTGACTTGGGTTACGCAAGTGAACCAGAGTTTAGCAAAGCATCACAAGCTAACGACAAGATTGAAGGCAGAAAGGAAAGCAGCTACAACGAAGACGGTTTGCGCACCATTTTTGAAGTCTACACGTTCTTAGACTTTGGTGATGGTATGGAGCCATACATCTTAAGTATCGATAAAACGACCAGCGAAGGTTTGTCGCTTTACAGAAACTGGGAACCAGACGATGAAAACAGAAAAGAGCTAGACTGGATCATTGAGTTTCCTTTTGTTCCTTGGCGTGGTGCGTATCCAATCAGTTTGACACAAATGATTGGTGGTTTGTCAGGTGCGGCTACTGGTGCGCTTCGTGCATTGCTTGATTCAGCGCACATTCAAAACGTGCCAACGCTACTAAAGCTCAAAGGCGGTCCTAACGGTCAGACTATCAATGTGCAACCAACAGAAGTTGTTGAGCTTGATGGTGGCGCAATGGTTGATGACGTGCGCAAGATTGCTATGCCACTGCCATTTAACGGTCCATCACCGGTACTGTTTCAATTGCTTGGATTCTTAGTGGATGCTGGAAAAGGCGTGATTCAAACATCGTTTGAGAAGCTATCAGATCAAAATCCAAATCAACCTGTCGGCACGACGATGGCATTGATTGAACAAGGCATGGTGGTATTCAGTTCGATTCATGCGCGTTTGCACAACTCGATGGATCGCGTGCTAAAAGTATTGCATCGCATCAACTCTGCGTACCTAACAGTTGAAGACTTGAAAGCATACGAGGCTGGACTTGAAATTGATCCGTCAGACTTTGACGGTCCAATGGACATTATCCCAGTCAGTGATCCTGCCATCTTTAGCGAAACGCAACGCTTTGCACAAAACCAAGCCATTCTGCAACGCTCGCAACTGTTCCCGCAGATGTACAATCAACGCAAAGTTGAAGAAGCGTTTTTGACTGTAATGAAATTATCACCTGATGATTACTTGCAACCCGAACCTGGCAAAGAGGATATAGATCCTATTTCTGAAAACGTTGCTGCGTCAATGGGAAGACCAATTTATGTGCTTCCAAAACAGGATCATCTTGGACACTTGATGACGCACATGGCATTCTTGCAGTCACCATTATTTGGCAAGAATCCTGCAATCATTACGAACTATCTTTATCCAATGTCGCTTCACTTGCGAGATCATTTGCTAAATTACTATTTAACAGAATCACACAATGCAGCGGCTAAGGCGGAGAAAGATGACGTGATTGGAAATGATGTGTCTGAACAAGTTAGTTTAATGATGAAAGTGCAACAGTTTATCGAGCAACAATTGGGTGGTTTTGGTCAAGAGCTTGCAACCATTACGCAAGAAGCACAGCAATACAAACCACAGCCACAGTTGCCACCTGATAACACCATGCAAGTTGCACAGCTCAATGCGCAAACACAACAAGCCGCGATGCAACAACGTGCGCAATCTGATCAGGCTAAATTGCAAATTGAACAAGCTAAATTGCAACAGTCACAGCAAAATGAACAAGCTAAGTTGCAACAATCGCAACAACTTGAACAAGCTAAACTTCAGTTAGCTGCTCAAGAAAATGCGATGGAAATGCAACGTGATGCACAACGTGAGATGGCAAATGCGAAACAAGCTGCATTTGAAGCGCAAGTAGAAAATCAACGCTCTGCCGCTGAGATGCAAGCAAGAGAGCGCATGAATGCCGCAGATAATCAAACAGCGATGCAACTTGCGCAAGCTGAGATCATAAGCGGTGAAAAGTTTGGTGTCAGCACTGGCACTGGAATCAATCCTAATCCTTAATGGAGATATGACATGAGTGATACAAAAGGCAAAGCAGTACCCATGACTGGCGCGTTTGTTAAGCAACACAAACGTATGGCAGCCGGTGAAAAGTTAGACGGACAAAAAATGCCAAGTGCGCCAAAAGAGTCTAAGACTCCTGCATGAACATTGAGTCAAAATTACTCAATCGCCTTAAAGAGTCACAGCTTCGATATAGTGTTGACTCTTTAAAGCAACCAGTACAGCGCGATGCTTTTGAGTACGGGCATCGCACTGGTGTGGTAGCAGGTTATGAAGCTGCCATCAACGTACTCTTACAATTAATTGATGAGGACAAATATCGTGACAACGATTTATGAGAATGCTTTAGCTGAGGCTTTCCCTGCTGTAGAAGCAGGCATCCAGCCTTTTGGGAGCCGCGTTCTGGTGCAGATTCGTACTCCAAAAAGTACATCGGCTGGCGGCATTATTTTAAGTACCGATACAAAAGATACTGAGAAGTGGAACACGCAAGTCGCAAAAGTTGTGTCTATCGGTCCTGTTGCTTTTAAGAACAGAACCACATTAGAAGCATGGCCAGAAGGCGATTGGTGTCAGGTAGGTGATTTTGTGCGTGTTGCAAAATATGGCGGTGATCGATACGAGGTGCCGGTAAATAGTAACGAATCAGCAATGTTTGTAATATTCAACGACTTGGATATTATCGGCAAAGTGTTAACTGATCCTTTAAAAATTAAAGCATTCATCTGATAGGAGATGGCGATGGCAAACGATATATTAAATGAAGACGACGAATATACTGGCGAAGACAATGACAACGAGATTGTTATTGTTACGGATGATTCAGATGATGAGGATCAAGACGAGCGAATTCTTGGCAACGATGCAAATGATGATGAGCGTGCAGCGATTCGTGAACGTCGCAGAAAAGAAAAGCTAGAACGCAAAGACAGAAAAGACACAGCAATCAAACGTGACAAGATGGAGCTTGATTTCCTTCGTAAGCGTAATGATGATTTAGAACGCAGATTAACCGCACAAGAAACTCGCGCACAAAAATCTGACATCAACAACATTGACTCGCATTTGCAACAAGCCGTGAATGAAGTTCACATGGCAGAGCGTGTAATTGAGAAAGCAGTTGATGCTGGAAATGGTGCTGACGTAGCACAAGCGATTCGACTTCGTGATCAAGCTATTGCGCGTGCAAATGAAATTCATGCGATAAAACAGCAAGCAGAACGTCAAAGCGCACCGCAACAACCATCGATTGATGAGTTGACTATGTTCCATGCGCGTGAGTTTATGGAAGATCATAAATGGTACGATGCAACCGGTGATGATGAAGATTCTGCTGTTGTACTGGCTATTGATAAGAAGCTGGCAAAAGAAGGATTAGATTCACGCACTGAAGAATACTGGGATGAGTTGCGTAATCGAGTAGAAAAAAGATTGCCACACAAGTTTGGCAGAAACGCAGGGCGTACACCGCGTGGTGGACCTAATGTTGGATCTGGTCGTGAGCATGCGCCAACGTCAACACGAAAAGAGATTTATATCAGTCCAGAAAGAAAACAGGCATTAATGGAAGCTGGCGTTTGGGATGATCCCGTACTCAGAACCAAGTATGTCAAGCGTTACGCTGAGTACGATAGAAAGAATAAAAATTGATTTTTAAAAATTTTTTACTATATAATTTACACAACCGCTGAAAGGAGCGAGTCATATGACAACAACAGACGAACGCATTAGATCAAACAAACCCGCTGGAAACGATATTCGGACAAGTCGCACGATGAAAGATCGAGCCATAGAAGAAAATCGGGAAGTCACAGACGATGAGCGAGTAGAAATGTTCCGTCAACAATTTTTTAATTCGTCTTTACCGGATTTACCCAGTATCGATGGCTGGCACACTTGCTGGCTAACAACGACGAATCCAAGAGATTCAATCCACACGCGCATGCGTTTAGGTTATGAAGCAATTAAGCCGGAGGACATTCCAGGCTGGGAATATGCCACACTTAAAACAGGCGACTGGACAGGATTTATTGGTGTGAATGAGATGCTTGCATTCAAATTGCCAAACTCATTGTATTTTAAATACATGAAAGAAGCTCATCACGATGCGCCACTCCGCGAAGAAGAAAAACTTACGGACACCGCAGACTTTTTAGAGCAAAGCGCAAAAGCATCAAAATCACGTTTGTCTATTGGTGAAGGTAATTTGGAGTTGGGCGATGATAGAGAGGCTCTTTTTGACCTCTAACCAAACTAATTTTTAGGAGCTATTATGTCTACAACAAGCGCACCTTATGGCTTTAGACCTTCTTTCCACAACAGTGGTCAGATGCGTCCAAAAGCCTATACAATCGCAAGTGCTTACGCTGCGTCTATTTATTCTGGTGATCCAGTTAAATTAGTCACCGCTGGTACAATTCAACTTGGTACGTCTGACGGCACACGCGCAGGAACTACTGACGGCATTTCATTACTCGGTATTTTTGCTGGCGTTGAATACTTAGATTCAACCGGCAAACCAACCATTGCTCCATTTTGGACTGGTGGTACGACTGGCACACAGATTGTTGCTTGGGTATTTGACGATCCAGAAACTTTATATGATGTTCAGTTTGCAAACCCAGGAACAGCGGGAACTGATTCAGTTCAAACTGCGGTTGGTGCTGAATGCGACTGGCGACCAACAGCAGGCGGTTCAACTGCAACTGGTATCAGTTCAACTTATTTAGCGGCAGAATCAGCTACATCCGGTCAATTCCAAATCACCGGTTATGCTTATCTTGTTACCGATTCACCAACTGATGCTTATGTAAATATGACCGTTCGCTTGAACGAGGCACAATACAAAGCACCTGTTAACAGCGTAAGCTAAGGAGATTATAAATGGCTACTCCTATGAGAAGTACGGACTTTAGATCCGTAGTAGAACCAATCCTAAATGAAGTTTTTGATGGCGTTTACGAACAACGTGCTGATGAATGGAAACAGGTTTTCACTGAGCAAAAAGGTATTGCGCGTAACTATCACGAAGAACCAGTTCTTTATGGATTTGGCGCAGCACCTGAATTACCTGATGGTATGGCTGTTACCTATCAATCAGGTGGTGTATTGTTCTTACAACGCTACTTGTACAAAGTATATGGTCTTGCGTTTGCATTAACCAAAGTATTGGTTGAAGACGGTGATCATATCCGTATCGGTCAAACATACGCTAAACACTTGGCGCAATCTTTGGTTGAAACAAAAGAAACATTAGCGGCTAACATTTTGAACCGTGCTTTTAACGGCTCATATACTGGTGGTGACGGTGTATCTTTGATCGCAACAAACCATCCAATCGTTTCTGGTACATTCAGCAATCAGTTAACTACTGCCGCTGCGTTATCACAAACATCATTAGAACAGTTGTTAACTCAAATCCGCAACGCTGTTGACAACAACGGCAAACGTATTCGCTTAACACCAAAACAAATCGTTACCGGTCCTAGCAACGTATTCCAAGCTGAAGTGTTATTGAAATCAGTTTTGCGTGCTGGCACAGCAGACAACGACATCAACCCTGTTAAATCTTTGGGTTTACTTGGTGATGGTCAAGCTAACTTATCTCGTATCACTTCTACAACTGCATGGTGGGTTCAAACTGACGCACCAGAAGGTTTGAAACTGTTAATGCGTCGCCCATTAGAGAAATCTATGGAAGGCGATTTCGAGACTGACTCAATGCGTTACAAGGCAACAGAGCGTTATGCTACTGGTTGGCACGATGCACGTAACATCTACGGTACAGCTGGTTTATAATCAGTCGGAAATAGAGCAAAAACCCCACTTCGGTGGGGTTTTTTGTTTTCGGGGCGTTTTTACCCTTATTTCTGCATAAGTAGTATTAGGAAGATATATCCCACTCTGACCGCCGACACTTCCCGGATGGACGACTTAGAGACAGCTTGGGGCAACCACTAAGAAATGGAAATTCATAATGTCAAGCACATTTACCGTACCAATGCGTTTAAATACGCGTCAAACTACTAGCAACGACGGCACAATTTCAGCCGATACAACTGGTGCATCACAAATTTCACGCCAAGTTCCTATCGTTGCAGGCGCAGCTGCCACAACAGTAATCCCAGCTGGCTCAATCATTCATTCTATCACTGGCTACTTAAACGTAGTTGGCGCAGCTTCACGTACAGCTTGCCTTCTACCTGAGCGCTACCGCCAGGCTGCCCTGCTGAA